CGGTAGCAGCGCAAGAGATGGTAAGAGATATGGTAACCCGTATGAGTGCACAAGAAAAACGCTTGATGCCCGGTATCTTCAAAGGTGTTAAACCTCCTAATAGGATTAAAAAGGCAGACAGGCTAGAAACAACACTAGGACCTATTGTTAACTCAAAGAAGTTATATATACGCAGAGAGATGACAGAGATAGTAGATGAGTTCTTTGAACACCCCAAACCTAGGAACGATGATATCATGGATGCTCTTTATTATGCGGATTACTTTGCAAGAGCGCCCAAGTCAGCTGCTACACCAAAAGAAGGATTCAAAGGGGATAAGAGAAAAGAAAGTCTATTCCCAAAACTAAAGAAGTATAATTGGATGACAGGGGCAAGAACATAAAATAAGCTATTGTTAGTTACAATATTTCTTTTTATATTCTCCCGATAGAAGATTTCTGTTACAATAATTAAGCTATAGGACCACATACCAAATGGCAAATAGAAGCAGAATGATGTTTCCAGACTCAGGCTTAGTAGTCGGACCATCCCATAGTGACGGAGGAGTTTACGCTTCTGTTGCTAACGGTCCCGATGTAGAACTAGAAGGCGGAGAGTTTATCATCAATAAAGAGGCTACTGAGGACTTCCTGCCTCTTATCAAGCAAATCAACGATATCGGAAGGATGGAACAGATGGATAACACTGATAACGCTCAAAACGCTCATAGTGCCATAGATGCACTTATTGCCAGTGCCAGCACCCAGATGATGCCCGGAGGAGGCATGGTCGCACCTAAGACCCCAATGTACCAAAAGGGCGGAAAAACTAAAACATTAAGAATGACCATACCTGTGTCTCGTGATATTAAAAGAGAAGGTGATATGTTTACCGCTCAAACAATTATGTCAATTCCAGCAGAGCAAGTAGGCGGAGAAGAAGGATTAAGATACTACCTTTCAAGCCCACAAAGGTCACAAGAAATGCAGAATGCTTTAACTAAGTCTGAATTTGATGTAAGAAACAAAATGGCTTTCACGCCAGAAGATTCTTTACCTGCTGCTTTAGTAGAAGGGTATTTCGATAGACAGAATAAAAAATCACCACTAGGATTTTTGCAAGGATTGCTAAATAGAGAACAAGGTGGTATGATACAGTATGAAGAAGGTGGTCCTCTTCATAGCCGTAGGATGTTTAACCAAGGTACTGGTTTTGATAAGAAAAAGTCTGACCTAGATAACGATGGTAAGATATCTGAGTATGAAAAGAAAAGAGGAATGGCTATTGCTAAGTCAATGAAGAATCAAATGCAGATGGGTGGTATGATTGGTATGCAACAGCCTATGATGCAAAGACCTATGAATCCAGCTATGAATCTTAGCCCTATGCAAAGAATGGGTAATGATATGCCACCAATGATGTATCAAGAGGGTGGAGCAGTAGCAGACAAGACTAGAGTAGAATTACCAGCACAAATAGTTTTAGACAATCTTGCTAGGCGTATAGGCTCTAGCTCTGATATACAGACACCAAATGATTTAGTTAGATACCTGACGACTGTTAGACCAGCTTTTGAGGTTAGCAGCCCTGAAGATAACGAAAACATAGAGAACTTTTTTAAGATGCTAGAAAGTATAGACGCTGTTCCTAAGTCTAGAAAATCAATGCAAATGGGTGGACAGGTACAGCTTAGAAAGCAAGCTGAAATGAAAAGGTCAAAAACTCCGGAGTTAAACATTCTCTTTCCAGATTTAACCCCTAGCTCTCCTCCTGATATTAGCGGTTTCAATGAGCCAAACATAAGCGAGACACCAATGCGATTACTTATTGATACAGGCAAAGTAAAAAAAGAAGTTGGAGATATCAATAGAAGTAAGGGGTTTAAAAACGCAATAAATTACAACGCTTTATTAGAGGAGCTTGACAAATACTTTCCAAAAAATTTATCAAAAGCCCAAGAAGGTGGTATGATTTCTAATAACAATTTGATGGGAGCTATGGCTAATGACAGGAGAGTGGCAGCGTTGCAACCAGATGTTTATTCTTCTAAGATGAAAAATGGCATGACAGTTGAACAAAAGATGATGGTACCAAAACTAGCAGAAGCAGTTCTTCCTGTATATGGGGTTGAGACTCCTTTGTCTAGAAGACAAAGCTCTATGTTAAAGAAAAATGCAGTTAGTCCAAGTGCTTTAAATCCAAACGTAAAAGGGCTAGTAAATAGATTGTTAGTACAAAGATTAGCAAACGAGACTACTTAATGGTATTAGAAAAAGATAAAAGAGCAGATTATAACCAAGAACTATATCGTAGATATAGAGATGCTAGAAAAAGCTGGGATACCGAAGCTCGTTTTGATATAGATTTCTTTCATGGTAACCACTACTCTACAGAAGAGGTAGATGAGTTACAATCAAGAAACCAAGCTGATGTACCAATGGATAGGATTGGACCAGCTATTGAAAAATTTAAAGCTGTTTTGACTTCACGTTCTCCAGCATTTACCATGACACCCAGAGAAGACTCCGATGTAAAGATTGCTTCTATATGGAGAGTTATCATGGGTTATATCTGGGGTAACTCAAATGGTGATTATCAGTTAAAGCACGCAATACACGATTACGCAACGACCGGATTAGGTTATTTGTATTCGTATGTAGACCCTGAATCAGATTTTGGTAGAGGTGATGTCAAGTTCACTTATGTAAATCCCTTTCGAGTATATGCCTCTCCTAACACCCGAAATCGTTGGTTTGATGATGCTGAAAGTATTATTCTTTCCACGATACTAACCGGTGAACAGGTCGTCAACCTCTACCCTGAATTAGGAGAACAAGAAGACCCAGAGACTGGAGAAATGCAAGTTGGCATTATACAGGATTTAGAAACTTATCTTGAAGAAGATTATCCTGATGCAATGAATGCTAATAATAAAAAGATATTTACTCCGTCTGAGGTCAAGGATTTAGACTATTATGAAAGACAAAAGTATCAGATACTAGAAAGATTCTACAAGGTTAAGGTTAATTTTTACCGTATTATAGATATGCAGAACGGTGAAGAAGTAATTTTGAGTGAACCTGAGTATGCAGAGTTTATTGAGAACAATAGAGAACAGATAGAAGCAGGTCAATATGAAGTTATACCAGTAAGACAGACTAGAGTAAAGGTCTGTGCTAGTATTGGTCAAGTGGTTTTGTATGAGACTATATTGAATACTGACCACTATCCTATAGTTCCCTTTCCAAATGTGTTTACAGAAACCCCTTATCCAAAGTCAGATGTATCAAGGGCAAGACCTATGCAAAGGCTTTTGAATAAGCTATGGTCATTGGCATTGTCACACGCACAAGCATCTGGAGGATTAAAGCTATTAGTCCCATTGGGAAGCGTAGAAGACCTTGGTCAGCTAGAAAGAGACTGGGCAAATCCAAACGCAGTCATAGAAGTAGATAGCACACAAGGTGAGCCACACTTTCCAGCACCACAGCCATTGTCTTCTGAGTTCTATAGACTTATACAACAGTGTGAGTTCTATATTGACTTTACATTTGGATTACCTGAGATGATGCACGGTTTCGCAGAGAAAGCACCAGAGACAGTAAGAGCTACGGAAAGGATGATATCTCTAGGTTCAGAAAGACCAAAGTCAAAGCTAAGAGACATAGAGTTTAGCATCAACAGACTAGGACAAGTGTTGTACAACCTATCCAAAGGTCACTACACATATAAAAAGATTTTTAGGCTAAATGAAGCCAATAACGATATTACAGAAGCAACTATCAATATGTATGATAAAAAGGTAGGAGCAATACTAGATATCAAAAAAGAAAAACATAATTTACAACAGCATGACGTTAGGATTGAGCCCGGTTCTACGCTACCAACTAATAAGTATGCAGAGCTTGGTGTATACATGGAAGCATTTAGAATGGGTATCGTAGATAGAACAGAGGTTCTCAAAAAGAATCCTGAGATATTTGACAAGGAAGGTGTAATGAGAAGAACAGAAGAAAGACAGTTATTACAACAACAGATTGCTGCAATGACCGAGCAAATTAAGAATTTGGAGGGCGACCTCCAGACTGCCCAAAGGGAGTCCATAAGTGATAGAAAGAAAGTCGAAGTCGAGAAATTCAAGACTAGATTGAAAGATATCTCTTCGGACGCCAAAGCTGATAGACGAGTTCAACTAAACAACCTACAATCAAAGGTGAAGCTCGAAGCGGAGAAATTAGCGAACGTTAGAAAAGACGCTAGTTCTGCTCCTGAAGCTTAGAGACATCTGAAAGGAATATAATGGATAATCAACAAGTAGAGGCTACACAAACCGCTGATGGTTTGGTAGATGGTGGCGCTGATATAGTACAAGAAGTAAGAGAACAAACAGACGCTCAGTATGAGCAACAAGCTGAACAACCTGTAGAGCAAGCTGTAGACTACAATGCTCCAGAGGTCAATGTAGAAAGCGAAACAACTCCAGTAAATGAATGGGAGGTAGAAGCACGTAAATTTCAATCTATGTATGATAAATCAACAGCAGAGAATGATAAACTACGCAAGTTTGAACCTCTTGGACAATTATTAGAGCAAAGACCTGATTTGGTAAATATGCTTCAAGAAAATATCAATGCACCACAACAACCACAACAACAGCAACAACAAGGTCAACCGGGTCTGAAACCGGAAGACTTTAACCCTTGGGATGCGTATTATAATGCAGAGTCACCTTCTTTTAAGTTCAGGCTGAATCAAGAGATGCAGC